ACGCCCCAATTGACGAGGGCGTCGCGGATCCAAAGCTCATTGGCGGAGTGCCCGCGCAATTGCAGCAGCCGGACGTGTTTCAGTCGCTGATCTTCTGGCGAAAGGTCATATTTTCGCTCGCCGAGCCCGAACTCGACCAGCGTCAATGCGACTCCGCAATCGAGCTGATATTCGATCCATTCATGAAAGAGGCGCTGCGGCGCCCGCCCGCGCCGGAAATTGTAATAGGTCCCGATCACATGAAGCAAATCCGCCCGCATTAATTTACCCTCATTGTTTCATATCATTATCCGGAAATGACCATCGATTCGCTGCTCATCGCCCAGATCAGCGCGCCAGACGACAGTTTGGCCGCTTTCAGCTTGCAGATGGTTTGCGCGGCAATGGTATGCGAGGTATAGGAGGCAACATTGTTGAAGGTCTGCGAAGACGACGTTGCGAGCGTTATGGAGTTCGCCGAAAAATTATAAATCGTGATTGGCAATCCGATATTGGTCGTGACTGGCGAGGTGTCGGTGACGATCGTCGGCAGGGTAAAAATCTGTCCCGTTGCGCCGTTGAAATAGCTGTCGCCAAATGGGAGCGTCTGCGTCGTGTCGCGGGTCTGGAAAGCCTGCCCAAGCGGATAGCCGACGCCGATTCCGGCCGCATTGATATAAAAATCAGGCTTGGTGGCGGTCGAATCGGGCGTCAGGAACCCAATTTGCCGTATTTGGTTGAAATACAGGTTTGACCCCGACGAGCCATCAATCCCAAAACCGGGCAAATAACGTTGATGGGTGAGCCCACGGAAGCCGTCTAGCCGCGATACAGACGACGAGTTGGCGTCCGCATCGTAGCTCGTCGAGTTACGCGACAATGCCCACACGCTGCAATTACGCAGCACGAGGCTAGTGGTCGCCGATGTTTGAACCTGATGCATACTCATGTTCACGGCGAGCGCATTTTCGCAGTAGACCGCGATTTCAGTCACGTTCTCGACGTCAAGTTCCAGAAAGCTCGAATTTTCGATGCCCGTTGCACCAGTCACGCATGATAGCTCGAAGTTGGGGAACCCGTAGCTGGTCAGTGTCATCGTGCTGGAGCCTGTTGGCGAGATCGCCGTCGCGTTCGAGTTCGCGCGGCCATTGCTCAGCGTGATGTGCGTAGCGTCAACGATCGACGCGACGACATACGTCTGATTGACGTTGAAGCCGTTAGCCGTCGATGTGAAGCGCACCGGCATTCCGACCGCATAGTTAGACGAGGCCGTGACTTGGATCGATGTGTTGCCACTCGTTACGACGACGGAAATGTCGGTTAACAACGAGGACGTGAGCTTATTAGACTGAATGCCTTTAGCGTGTATTTCGTTCAGGATCGCCGACGCTCCAGCGACCTCAAAGACTATCCCGCGCGTGAATCGGACAAAGTTCCCCGAGCGCTTTTGTTCATTGAACAGGTCGTAGAAATAGCTATTGCCGAGCGAGCAGGCCGCATTGGGATAGTTCGCCCCCCAATATTGGCCGCCGCTAACGATCCCGTTGGCAAGCGTCGATTGCATCGCGCAGTCGGTGGTGTTGATCCCCCGAACCGTTAGATGCATAAAATTGATACACGAGACCCCCCAATCCTGGATATTGGTGAAATGCAGGTCTTCGAGAAGCGACCATGTCAGGCCGCCGGAATTTGCCGCGCCGATGTCGAGTCCGCGGTAGAAATTCTGGAACCCAATCGACTTAATGGTGACGCCAGTGATGCCATCCCAAATCGTCGGGTTTGACCCCAGCGCGACGTTATTATAGACGAAAGCGCCGAATGTCCCGTCGCCCTGCAAGACCGTTCCAGTCCCGGAGAACGTCCACAACTCATCCGCGACATCATTGGTGTATGTCTTGCCAGGTGAGATGCCGACATAGGCGATCGACGACGCAAGGGGCAGCGGCGAGGCGATCGTGATGAATCCCTCCGGCAAATGAATGGTGCCGCCGCCAGCGGCGATCATGTCAAGCGCGGCTTGGCGGATGGATGCGTCGGTCGGGCCCGGCCATGCGTGGTTTGTCGTCGTGCTGTAAGCACTCCAGCCATTAGCCGTGAGCAATGGGATATCGACGCTCTGAACGTCAATCGGGACTCCCGGCATGCTCGAGTAGCTGCGGCCATTCGCCACAATGAAGTTATTGATCCCGCTTGCGGGAGGGGACATGGGCTGGGTGGTCATTTTTATACCTTGAGCAAGAAACACCACGTTGGGGGCTGCGGTTGAGCGCGAATAGGAGCGGCGGTTATGAGGTCGGCGCGGCGACGGTAAGATATTGGATGGAGAGCCGGATCGAGCCGCCGGTGAAATTTCCGCCTGCCGTCGAGGTCAAAAGCAGCGAAGTGGCGGAATAAAAGCTGTTCGGACCGCCAATGCCCGTATTGGTTGAGCCAACCGCTGTGCTAAGGCCGGTAGCAAACATAGCGGGCGCGCCAGCGATGCCGACCGAGAAAGCGGCGCATCCTGTGATCGCCTCGATGACTCGATGCGAGACGCCGACGACCATCGCGCGCGCCGGTATCTGAAGCGCCGAAGTATAGGTCGACCCGCCTGGCGTGATCGTCTCGATCGCGCCTTCTAGAGTGTTGAGTTGTAGGGCAGAGCCATAAGGCCCATAGGCGCCGTTGGCCGGGACGCCTCCCGCCGTCATGCCATCGTTTACGACTAGGCGCCGATTGGTCGTGTCGATGGCGACCTCGCCAATGGCGCCCGTAAAGGAGGCGACCTGCGACGCCGTGCCGCGCCTCAGTTGCAGTTGTACAGACATCTGTTTTCCTTACGGGGCCGTGCCGAGATCGAGCGGCGTGATGTATGGATCTGTAGCGAGGCCGAATGAATCGGCCTCATTTGGTATCGTCGAGACGGAGCCGAGGTCAAGATTTGACCCGACCGCGAGCGCCTGCGCGATTGGACCAACCGTTCCGGAGCCGACCGGCGTGTAGGAATAGGCGACGCAGGTCGAGAGGTCTTGAACTGCCTGCCCGAAAATGTTGAAGCTGGCGAACTTCATGTAGATTGTCGCGCCTACCAGGGCCGAAGGCAGCGAGTATTTGAAAATTAGATCGTCGAGGCGCGCAAAAGGCGCGTTCGTCGCGTGGCTTGTCGCCGCCGAGCCATATAGCCCGCGCGCAAGATAGGTAAGGTTATAGGCGTTCGGCGCGGTCAACGTCGCCGTCGCGTAGGCGAACAATTCATTGTCGACGACGCAAAGCGTCACGCCGCGCTGAGCGTCCGCCGAGGTGCCGGAAGCCAACTCGCCGCCGCTCTCAACGAGGCTGACGGCCATGGCGTTTGTCGTATCTGGCTGGACGCTCGGCGCCGCGATCGAAGCCGTCAGGAAGCCTTGCCGCGCCGGTCCTTTGATCTGCCCGACCTGCGCATATGTCGATCCGTCCGTCGAGAGATAGACAGAAGCGCCGCCCCAATGAGGATCGGCGCCGCCGGCGGCGCCTTCAGGCGTCGCAACGGAAGGCTCCGCCGCGAAGGTCGATCCCGCGAGAACTGGCGTCGAGGACAGCGCGGAAAGGCTCTCTTCGGCGGTCGAAACTTGCGGCCCCCATACATAGACGCCAACGCCCAACGTTCCGGCATAAGAGATTGTCCCGACCGGTTGAGCGATAAGCAAGGTGAAGGTCGGCTGCCCCGCCGCCTGAAGCGGCAGGGAGACCGAAACCTGGACGAAGCCGCCGCTCTCCGCCGTGATCCCAACATTCGAAAACACCGCGCCGGAAGCTGGCGTCGCCGTCATAGCCGAAAGATCAAACTCACACTCGCTCGTAACGAGCCCGTCATAAGCCTGGATGCTGACTGCCGCGCGCTCGGCCGCTTGGACCGAGACAGAAAACTCGGTCAGCGCCCCAACGGCGCCAGACGGCCCGGACCATTGCGCCGAATGATGGCCGGTCGAGCTGTCCTCGGCGAGCTTATGGACAACCGGGACGCCTCCGGAGAGAGCGACCCAAACCTCCGCATCGCCGGCCGTCAGCGCGGGCGGTGGCTCGAAGATCAGCGGCGCGTTGACTGGCGCGGGAACGACGTTAAGGCCGATCACATTTTGTGATCCGAAGCCGCCTTGAACCGGATAAGCGACCGCGCTCGCTATGCCCGTCGGAAACTCCTCCGCCTCAACGGCGAGGACACCGCCGTCGCCCTCCTCGATTGAGGTTATCCGCACCGTCACATTGTTCATGCCGAGACCCGAATCCGTAATCGTCACGAGGTCCATCGGCTCAAGCAGGCAGTGTTCGAACGAAAGCTTGAAGTGATAAGCGTTGCGGATGTAGACTGAGCGCTGGAGGATAAGCTGGGCCGAAATCTGAGCGATCCACCAAAAGCAGAACTCATGCGCCGTGACGGTCGGCATGACGTTGAGGCCGTAGAGCTCGATCGCATTTTGATCCCATGCCTGGATGATGCTGGAATCATACCAGTTGTTGCGATCCAAGAACTCGACAGATACCCAATTTTTCGCCGTGAACGGATCGCTGCGGACGACCTCTACCGGATCTTTGCCGTCCTGATGAACGAAATCGTCATCGGTAAGATTATAGATTGGAGCAAGGTTCGGCGCGTAGCTCGCGCCATTGCCGCTACAAGCGCTGTCCCCATAGGGAATGACTTTCAGCTCGCCGCCCGACCAGACTGCAGCCGCATTGGTCAGCTGCAGCCAGCGCGTCAGAACGCTGTTTGCCGTTTCCTGGTTGGACAGCACGGGAGAGATGGCAAGGCCGATTGCCTGGCAATAGGTCTGGTAGGACGCATTGCCGCTGGAGCTGAGCAGCGTTGCCGAATTGATGCTGGCGGCGGGAAACCCGACGCCATATTGCGCATTGGTCAAGAAGTCTTGAACGACCAGCGCCGGACTCGCATCCCATTCATTGCCCGATAGGAGGCCAGTCCCGACGAGGAGGCCGTGGACGTCGAAAGAGAGCGCAGGCAGGTTGGGGCTAGATCCGAGATAGAAAGCCTCTGCCGCGACATAGGCGAGTCCGCGGTAAAAGAGCGCCTGATCATGAAAAGCGGAATCGAGATAGCCCCACTTAGCCTGCGCCGACGAACCTTCAAATAGGCTGAGGCCCAAGTTCCACATATAAGTGATAGAATTGTTATTCCAGACGCCGCCGACTGCGTTGATCGGCCCCTCGCAGAGGCCGAGCATCAGGTCGCAGGTGTAGGTATAGCCTGTGACCTGGCCGCCGCCCTTCCCCCCGGCTTTCTGCGCCTTATACTGGAAATTGCCCGACCAGAAGCAGTTTGGCGCAATTTTATTGGCCCCATAAACGATCTGAATCGGGATCGACGAGCTCGACGTCTGGACCTGCAATCCGGTATAGAATGGGATCCGAGAATGTCCCCTATCTCCTCGCAGGAAGCTCATTTCTTTGCCCACTTGCTGAAGTAACGCCGAGGGCGCTTCGGTTCGATCAGTTGTATATTTTGCAACAAACCTTCTTCGCAGACTCGCCCGTAGGGTTGGAAGGCATGAACGACCGTGATCGGATCAAGCCGGCTGACGATCGCGCCATGACTGAAGGTGCGGCCGTATTTGAAAACAATGACGTCGCCGAGGCGAGGCGTTTCAACCTCGCCAGTGTGATCGAACAGCCAGCCAAGATAACGCTCCGAGCTCCGATGCAGATGCCAGTCAGGCGGATAGGGGCGGGGATCGAAGGGCTCGATGAGGCCTGTCTCGGCGAAAACGCGTACGAGAAGCATTCCGCAATCGACCCCGGCGCCGCGCACGTCGGCGCAGTTGTGGTAGGGCGTGCCGATCCATTTGCGGGCCTCGGCGACGACCTGCCCGCGTTCGCGCAATTCGGTCCCCATCGTCAGATCGCAAAGGTTGGCGGAGGCACGTAGGGGAATCCCCTAAAATTCGCGAGATTGCCGAATTTGTTCTGGCAGGTCGATTGCGTGTGGTCGCAGCCCTGATAGGCGGTGAAGGCGTCGCCGGTCGATGGCGCGTTGGGGAGCGCGTAACTCAGAGAAAGGGTGTTCGAAGTGGCGCTTTTGACATTTGCTGTCACGCCGGCATTGGCGCCAGTAGAAAAAGTGATCGTGCCTTGCGCGTAGGCAGAGCTCGAACCGCTCCAATTGATGGCGTACGCCGTCGAACCGGAGCCGACCGTGCCGCTCATTCCATAAGCGCTCTTGATGAGGCCGCAGCCGGCATCAAAAAGCCGGTGCTGGCAGTTCGGCGCATAGAGATTGCGAGGCATCTGGATATCGAGCAGCACGAGATCCGAATTGACCGTCACCTGCGCCGACGTTCGGCCGATGCTGTCAACCGTCCCGACGCGTCCCTTGAACAGAATCGTTCCGCCGATTGGATTGGCGCAGTCCGAAGGGGACCATGAATTAAGGAAAACCCGCGTCCGCGTGATCTCGGCCCCGTCGAGGAGTCCGCTGCGCATGGCCTGTAGAAAGGGAACGCCGCCGAAAGTGTCGGTCGGCCGAGCGGCGATGGTGATCTGCTGCTGGTCCACCTCCAAACCGATCGAGCACTTGAATTTGAGCCCGTCAACGAGGATCGAATTGGCGACGTAGACATACCCCTGATACGTGATCGGAACATCAGCGTTCGTGTAGTAAAGCGAGAGCGAAGTCGGATTCGCGGGGCCGTTCGGAGGCCCCGGATTGGTCGTGAAGGCGAACAGGTCCGCGACGAAGGCCTGTGGATCCCGTAGGCCGCGCAACAACGCGAGATGGGTCGCCAATGTTCCGGTCGATGCCCTCACGGCTTCACGCTCCTGAATTTCAGCGATTGCACCGTCCAGAGTCCTGCCATGAAGTTCTCGAAATCATTGTGGTCGTCTAGAAAACGGCAATTGAACGCGTAGCTGATGTCGGCAGTGATCGCTGCGCCGTTGGAGGGCGCGGTTGCGAATGTCAGCGTATTCGGCTCCGTCAGCGTCCAAGCCGAATTTGGCGCACCGCTGAGCCTGACGTTGGCGACAGTCACCGCCCATGAAACGGGCTCGGTGAAACCGCCGAGCGTCCGGACCAATGTAAACGCCGTCGTCGAGCCGTCACCGATTGCAACGATCTGCCCCGTGACGGCGTTGTCGGTCGGGTCCGAGTAGAGGAACGTCCCAAACTGACCCTGACATTGCAGAAAGAGTCCCATGAGACTTTGCAAGCTGCCCGAGCCGAGCGAAGGCCACGCGCCGGCCGAATCCAACCCTTCGAACGACAGCTCGAACTCATAGAGTGGATAGGAATAGAACGGAGTGCGCGCCTCGCGGCCCGAAACATGCGATGCCACACGCGTCGAGAAGGTCGGCTTTTTGTGGACGCTCCAACCTTGACCAGGGAGCGCGGGAAATGACGGAGGCGTGGTCAAGTCACTCCCCCTTGACAGTCCGCAGCTTCAATGATCGCAGCTGCAAAATTAGATTCATGAATTCTTCGAAATCCTCGATGTCGTCGCTGAACCGGCAGAGGAAATTCACGCCAAGCCCGAGCGTCGTTTGCAATTCAGCCGGAACTGGAAAGGTGAAAGGCGATTTCTGACCGAACTGTTGCTCGACGAAGCTCATTAAGGTTTGCAGCTCGCCATACGGCGCCGATATTCGTAATATGTCGAACGTGATTTCAATCTCAAAAACCGGAAGCAACATGCGCGACAAACGGCTTGACCGGCCTGATGAGTGCTCGGCGACGCCAGTCGCAAACTCCGGACGGTAGATGACGCCCCAGCCCTGCCCGGGAAGTTCGGGAAAAGCCGGCCACCTTCCCGGGGAAGTCGGCTCGTCGGCAAGCGGGGGGGTGATGAACGGCCCCTTGCCGGAAAGCCAATTGCCCGCCTGCCAATTCCCGGTGTCGCCCAGACGCCGGATAGGTTTGGAAACCAGGGGAAAGGACGCGCGTCCCAATTCCATACCGAGCAAAACGCTGGCTGGATCATGATGACGCCGTCAACCATCGCATTGTTGCTCGGCGTGTCTGTGAACCAATATTCATAGAACGCCTGAAGCGCGAGCAGTTGCAGGTTCTCGTCCCGGCGCGGCGCATAGCCGCCATCGTTCGCCGGATCCCATACCGACCAATAGGCCGTGCCGCTCTCAATCGAATTCCCGGTGAAAAATACGTTCGGCTGGTTCGTCGATCTGTCGTTGGAGGGGAATCCGTATTCAGTGAAGGCTATCGGCTTGGCGTTGGCCGTCCAGAGCGTTGGCGAGCCTTGCCGATTCCAGCTTCCGCCCGTCGTCGGGTAAATTGCATAGTGCTGGTTATTCCACCACCAGCGTAACTGCTTATTGGCAAGGATCTCCTGCCCGGAATAATAGCGTTGTCGATCCTGCCTCAGCCGGTCGCCTTGCGGACAGGTAACGCGAAGGTCTGAGCCGTTCGGATCGACGCCAAATGCAGACGTTCCGTCGTTATAGAACCAGTTGAACTTTTCGCCGCCCTCGATATTCGCTTTGAGATAGGGGATGCGGTAAATGGTCGGCTGGCCGGAGAGGCTGAGCCCGACTGCATTCGGGTCCGCCGGCGGCCAAGCGCTCGGCGACGCGGCAGACCAGTTCGCAGCATCCTTGCCTCCGTCCGCCGCGGCCGTCCAATCGGAGAGGGGCAAATAGTTGTCAAAGCACACAAGGTCGATGTTCGGATCAGCCCAAAGCTGATCAAGATGCGGCCATTGCCCAGGGTTCGATGGATTGGAAAGGGTGTGCTGATACCCCATCCACGAGGACCAGTCGGCCGCATAGGAGATCAGATTGTGTAATCCGGTTCGGTCGCGCGCGTATCCGGCGCCGTCAAAGACCGATCGCACATCCGATGCGAGCGTCGCGAGGCCGGAAACAAAAGGATAATCCCACGTCGTAGATCCGGCGCTGGCCGCGCCCGCTTCGGTCCAGGCGGGACCGCGAATTGTCTCAAGACCTCGGAGCTCAGACCCCAGGAGAAATAGATCCACGCCGCCGGCCACAACGCAAAGATTGGCATAGTGCAAGATCATCCTTCTAAAGGTCCAGTCCGTCGGCGAGCCGGAATAGCTGACTGTCAGATTGCTAATGTCTCGCGTAAACTGCGAGGTCGCCGCGGAGCCGAGAAAGGAAGCCACGGCGGCCGACGCCGTGCTGGAAACGTCGGGATTCAACGGCAGTCCGGTCGAGGGGTTAATTTCAGGGCAATAGGTGATGCGGCCGCGCCATGGGTTCGATCCTGGAATGTCGCCGAGTAGGAATGGGTAGAACACAACGCGGAGACCTTTGCCCTTAAGGTATTGAACGCAGTGGACGATGGATTGGTCCGAGGGCGTGCCCCCATAGGTGAAAGAGCCATTGGATTGAGAGATTGGGATGAGCCCCGAGGACGATTCCGTCAGGCTGGAGCACAACCAGCTCGTCGGCGTCCAACCGGACCCATTCCAGTACTCGAACGACTGATAGGGCGTTGGATTGATGTAAGTCGTCGAGGGATACACATTGCATGAGGCGGCGCTTTCAGAGTTGAAAAACCACGCGACGACGAGCGCGACCGTCGTACTGGCAGGGAAAACCGCGAGGAGCTGATTGATTGACGTGACTACATCGCCGCCGCCGGCCGCGGCCGAGTAATTGTTGATCCCCATCATCGGCTGCAGGACGCCGGCGGCGAGCCGCGCGCCTTGATAAGCCGTCGGGGAATAGGTGAACTCGCCTGTTGCAGGCATGAGGTTCACGCCGTTGACGTAGCTCAAATCAACCGCCCACTTTATTTGCTGGCGAAATGGAGGGGCGAGCGCCTACGCATCCAGACATCGCCTAACCCCCTAGCTTGCTTAAGCCAAGATGCGCGCCGGCGCGAACGCCCTCGCTGATCGTCCGCATGATCCGAACGCTTTGCGCGTCCATCGCCGACACGTTGAAGTGCGTCGAGTGATGAACATGGACGTCGCCCTGGCCGCCGCCGCCCGCCGCATTCGCCATGAGACTCTGCGCCCACGGCGTCTGCGCCGCGGGAACGATCATCTCGCCCTTGTGGACTTGGGCGATCATGTCGTTCGGAAGCTGCCATGATCCGACCGCAAACGAGCCGGCGACGGCCATGACGGCCGCTTGTCCCGCTGCGGCGGGACCAGCCGCAGCCGGTCCCATGACTGGCGAAAGGAAGCCGAAGATGCCCGCGAAGGTCTCTCCAGCTGACGCCATGATGCTTTTCATGACGGAGCCGACCGTCGCCGCGTTTGACGCTCCAGCCGCAGTCTGTTCAAGTCCTGTTCGCGCGGCTGCGCCAGCGGTGACAGCTGCAGTTTGCGTCGTCTGGGCTGTCACGGTGGCGGCTGTCTGGGCCGCAAGGCCAGCCAGCCAATCCGCAACGATCTTCACACGCCCCGCAAGGAACGATTGGACAATCGATGAGGCAACCTTCTTTGCCGCCTGCCCAAGCGTCTGATGACCCTGGATCATGCCCATGACCGAACTCGTGATACTCGATCCTATCTGCTCGAATGTGTGCCTGTAATCGGCGTAGATCTCCTGATTGACCTCGCGTTCGATCCCCTGGCGTCTCAGCGCAGACTGGCTGGCTAGTTCTTCAATCTGACGCTGAACCATCGGATAGGCAAGCGTTCCTTGCTGATAGGTCCCTCGAAGCATCTCGAGATGCTGCGTCTCGATCTCTTCCCTTTGTTGCTCCAACGCCAGCAAACTCGATAGTTCCTGCTGCCGCGACATCTGCCCTGTTTGGGCTCGCTCTTTGATGAGCGAGGATTGCAGCTTCGCGCTGTTCATCGCATGTCGTACCGACCTTGCTCGGTCTGACGCGCGATCGCCAGCTCGGCGTCGCTGGAGGCACGCGTTAGCGCATTCCTCTGCACAGTGTTGTTCGCAAAAACCTGCGACAAGCTAGCAAAGGGAGTGTTGATCTGGTTAGCTCCACTGCGCAGCGTCGCAGTGGTTGCGTCGACGGCGCTTGCGGCCTGCTGCATGCCTTTCTGAAGATCTGCGACATCGGCGGTGAACTTGATGGTTACGTCATCGGCCATATGCGAAACTCTTGGAACGCGCGATCGCCGCAAGGATCGCCGCGTATAACGGCGACATACGCGGTGATGTTGTCTACAGGAATGCGATTATCATTGTTGCAACCGACAGCAGTGTGCCCACTTTATTGTAGGTATAGAAGCGCGCTCACGGATGGTCATTCAAAAAGCCAAAGCCACGCTCGCTTTCTCAACCGCCTTCGGCGCTGCGCACGAAACCGTCGGGATACCGTGCAATGAGGCCGCCAATCCCACTTGGGTCGACGACGCTGTTCGAGGACGGCCATCGCGGCCCTGGTTCGATGCGGTAGACGCATTTCAGGATTTCATGCGTCGGAGGATATTCGCGCCAATACGTGAACGCCGCCACCACGTCATGAAGGGTCATCTCATCGATCTCAGCTGGAGTGTAGCCGCAAGCCGTCATGAGTCTTGCGTAGATGAAGTCAAAATCCATGCGGGCGGCAGCGGCGCCTACGCCGCGCCCGCTAAGGCTTCCCCCGGACCAGCATCTCCTTCGGCTGAGGCGGGGAGAAATCCGCCAAGACGCAGGATTATCGCCATCGCGGCGCCGATTTCAGGTGCAGTAGCCTCGACGTCGCAGAGCGAAACCGCGGCCTCGGCGTGGTCGCGCCGCAAGGCGATCGCGACAATAGCTAACGCCGCCGTCACATTGCCCTTTGTCGCGGACGCATTTTCAATAAGGATGGGTTCTATTTCCTGCACCTGACGCAGCGTCAGCGGCCGCACCGTCCATTCACGTTCGCCCAATCGAATTGTCTCAGAGCGCGGGCGCATCACGACGCCTCCGCAAACGACCAGGTCATCACGTTGCCGGCGGCGTCGGCAAAACATGAAAAATCGAATTCCGGGACAACAAAATCTTCGAGCTTCGTCTGGAAACTCAATTTGCTCGAGGTGCAATTATTCAGTTTTAACGATATGGCCTGTCCTTGGAATGTTGTATAGAAATTCGCCTGAAAAGTTGGCGTTGTTCCAAGCAACTGATTTTTGACCGTGAACTGCTGGCCGGAACTCGTGACGCCATAGGTGTAATTGATCAGTACCTTGACGCCAGCGGCATTGTCGGCCGACGAGAATGTGTAGACGCCAGTCGTTGTATTGACCGAGTATTGGCCTGCGCCGGGAGATGACGGAACGAGCATCAAAGGGAGTCCGGTGGCATAATTGATCACGCCAACGTCTTGAACGAATGTCGCGGCATTGGCGACCGTGATCTGATACGGAGTTATCGGAATCGAACTCGGTCCTTCGCCGAAGGCGGTCGCAACCTGCCCGCTTCCTGGAACGACGCCGTAGAAAAGATTGGCCAAGGCCAATCCAGAAATGCGCGCAACTTTCGCCTTGCCCGTCGTCTTTATCGTTCCGCGCGCTATTGCGACGGGACGCTGGTACTGGCCCGTCAACTCTTTTATAGTCGCCGTCTCTTCGATGGTCACCTCCTGCACTAACCCGAAGTTGACCGGCGTCGCATTCGCGATGTCGGTGCGGGTTCCGAACAACACTCCCGAGCCGAAACTATACATGCATGACCTCTTTCGTTGGACTAATTCTACGCCGCAAGGCGGGTCTCGCGGCGTAAAGTCGGCTCGCGAGTTGACTTTCGGAATGCCTATGGAAGGATCAGTTTCACCGGAACAATCAGCAGCGCGTCACCGTCGAGATCGCCGGGATCTTTCAAGGTTTTCCCGTCAATGCGGCAGTGGTAGACGGCGCCGCCCAACGTGTTTCGGCCTGCCAAAAGGTCGGGACCGGAAAGCGCGAACGCCTCGTCCAGCGCATCCATCACGTTATTCAAGATGGCAGCGCCCACGATGGTTGGATCCTTGGCGTTGACGTAGATGAAGACCTTGACTTCGATGGCGCGCTTCGGCAGCGCGCTCTCGCTCCAAGAATAGGATTCTTGACCTCCCTCGAAAATGAAGCAGGCCGGACGGCTCATCGCCGGTACGTCGCTCCAGAGCTTCAGGCGTCGCGCAGGCCCACTCTTCCATACGTAGGCTCCGGCAAGCAGGTTTTGCAAAGCTTGCACGGCGGTTTCCCTTTGGGTCGCCCCCATCGTCTTCCCCCTGTTTGAACGACCTCAGATCGAAGAATTGGCTCTCTTGGTTTTAATCTTGTCCCAGAGCCTTGAGCACAGCTTGTTTGAGGCTCGCAATGATTTCACCGCTCTTTTCAGCGAAGGATTCGGCGATGTAGGACCGCGCCGGAATGGTGGAACCTGGATGATGCACTTTTCTGGCGAAAACCCGTCCCCCACCAGCGTCGAAAGCGAGACACTTTGCTTTCACTGCGACAATATCGTGAGCAGCGGTCTTTCCACCGAACTCCTGGATGGCTGCGTAAGGGACGCCGATGCTCGAAGCAACAATTGACGCAGCAGAGCCATCGTCTTCCGTTGAGGATTGAATTGATCCGGCAAGCGCGCCCGTGCGAGCTTGCAGGATTCCGCCCGTCAGTTTCTGCTCGATTCTCGCTTCCAATTCGGCACGAAGCCCTTCGGCCCGTTCAAGGAGCGCATTTTGCACAGAACCAGCATCAAACATCGCTTCGATCATGGCGCAACCACACGCCGATATGGCTGCAGTGCAGTCATAACGAAATCGGGAACATTCTTCACGAGAAACGACATGGTCTCCTGGCCGCCAAGCGACTTTGATTGCTGACCAATGCGGGAACGGTAGGAATAGCGCTCGGCCACCCAATCCAAGCAGCACACTGCGAGATCAGCAGGCACATAACCGTAAGTGAGACTCAATGCGCCGCCCGAGTCCGTCCCGGAAAACGTGTAGGCGCCTCCGGATACCGTATATTGTCCCACCGAAGGATTGGCCGCGACAAGCGTCAGCGGATCGCCATTGGCGTAAGTGACGCCGCCATCGCTGGCCCAATCCCCATACGGCGAAAGCGGAGATAGAGTGTAAGGGGGCGCCACCGGCGCGACCGCGCTCTCACCTGTAATTTGATAACCGGCGGAATAGGATACTGCGACATTTTGTAGTCCGCGTGAAAAACGTCTGCCCCGCAGGGACATCCGTTGCATGCGTCCGGGCGGCCCCACATCCGAGCTATCCAAAACGTAGCCAAATTGATAGGAGGCGCCCGCAACAAGCGGCGGTGCCTGAGGAATTTCGACACTATTGATGCTACAAGATAAGATTGCGTTGATAGGCCACTGTCTCAGGGCGATAGACAGTTCATTGCCTCCGTCGTAGGTGTCTGAATAAGTCGCTTGTATAATTGCGGGCCGATCAAGAATGTTCAAGATCGCCTGGCTCAGCTGTGTGATGAGCTGCGACAAGAGGAGATCGTCGTCATCTCCTGCAATGTCGAGCCACGTTTTGAGATTGGCTAGGTTGGCGAGATCAAAAGGGGAAGCCATCAGCCGAATCCTTGTGGTGATCAGGGAGGCCTATGACAATCGGCTCGAAGCCGGTGCGTCAGGCGCCTATCCCATGCAATTCGAGCGAAACGCGGCGCTCAAGGAAAAGCTAGAAGGGAGTCGATCACGAGCCCGTCGCCTGACGCGCGATCGCTCGCAGTTCCTCGTTGGTGACGGGCAACGACACGGATACGCCTTTGCTTCGCAGGAAAGCAAAGAGTTGCTGGCGGTTGAGGGCCGATATCGATTCGGCGTCCTCCTCAATCGCCACCACTGCTGAATTCACCGGCGATTCGAAAGGAAGACTCGCTGCCTCCGACGCAACAAGGCGAGTCCGAATCTCCTCCGTGGCGACGGCCTGCAAGGCGTTTAAGGTAGCGTTCATGGCGGCCACAATGAGTTCTTCACGGCTCATCTGCGCGATCTCCGGCGCCTCCTTCTTTTCCGTCCACGGTCTAAAGCCGTGCGCTGCCAGTATCGCCCAATCCGTTTCTTCAACGTTGATCGAATTGTCCTCGGCAATGCCGAGGCTCCGCCCCAAATGGGAAACGGCGCCACAACCTTCGGGAACACGCAATTTCATGGCGGTTTATCCTTTCTGAGCAAACTACTAGGTTTCGGAGCCGGTTTGAAACGATGGGGCAGCGACCATCCACCGCCCCGCATTTGCTCAGCCGTTGCCTATGTTGGTGATCAACGCCATCGCCGGAGGGAAATAGTGCTGAAGCACTTCATCGGCATACACGCCATATTCATATTTTCGCGTGCGGAGCGGCCACTCGATCTGATAATAGTCTTGGCGGGTCCGAATCTGCATCACATTGCCCACGCCCGCGAGCGGATAAGGTAAAGCCTTCGTAGTGAACAATATTGTGCCGGCTGGCATGTTCGGATGTACCCTGATATCTATCACGCTGCCTCCCTGCATCGAAAAGCGATTGAGGTACGTGCGGACCATGATCCCGCCACCGACAAGATCCTGCGCCGTCTCGAAAACGAAGCGCTGCGCGGAATTTTGCGAGCCTGCCAAAATTTTCTTAGATATGTTCAGCGCTTCCTGTGAGCTTACCCACATCGTGTCAGGCGAAAGCCGGAAGTTATCCCACATAGATTTTAAGACAGTGTCTATCTCGACAACGCCGCCGGACCCATCCGCCGTCAGAGGCGACCCGATTCCCGCAGTCCCAGAGCTCATTGTATAGACGTATGATCCAGATCCGGTCTTGAAGGCTTGGTAGATCAGGCCATCGAAAGCCAGCGCATTTGCGGAATTGTCATTGGATCCGAGCGAAGAAGCGAGCTGAACGCCGGTCGCGGCCGCGCCGATGATCACCGAGTTGATCGTCGTGATCGCGCCGAGCGTTTCGGCGCCGGCGGTGCCCCAGAACCACGCATATCCCAGCGCTCCACGAACCGGCGTGACACTCGCGCTGATTGAACCGGTCGCGCCGGTGGTCGCCACAGTAGCGTTCGTGCTCGCCTTGGCGACACCGCCGCCGAACGTGTCCGAAGACCCGTCTGCATTGGCGCGGGTGACCTGCCCTTGGACTCCGCCAGCGACGGACCCATTCATGATGCCGTCGAGCGTCAGGGCGGCACAGATGACGGACCATGCTTGCGCGCTGAGCGATCCTCCACTCGCGCTAGCTGCGAGCGTCGGCGTCGGCGTCGCGCCAAGGGGAGCGGAAGAGCAGCCCCCAAGGATCATCGCTTCTTCGCCGAGCATCAAGGCCTCTAGGCCCGTCTTAGCGCCGATCGCGCGAACGTCATCAAATTCTTGACCTGCAAACTGCGCTTCAAAATCGACGCTGGTCTCAACGCCGATGCCCTTGTAGGTCGCGGTATAGTCCTGAGTCGCGACCGCAAGAACGCCTCCACGGTTCGCAGACGACACGCCGAAACGCAACCCTGTGGTGTTGATCGCCGTAATCGCACGCCAGGCCGCCTGAATGCCGCCCTTTCCGGACACACGCGGGATGCTGTTTCGTAATGTAGTCAAAACGGGATAAAGGAACTTGGCCCCGAGCTCCAGATCGTAGAAAGTCAAGCCAGAGGTGGCCCTTGCGCTCGCTTGAAATGTGGAATTGCCTTTCTCGAGTCCGATTAAACTCTTTAAGCGCGGATCGCCGAGGGGTCTCGATTGCGCCGTCTTGAGCCGGTCCAGAATATCCTGTGATTCGGTTTGCATCGTCATGACTTACTCCTGGCGGAATAACTTTTGTTGATTTGATGTTTGAAAATTATTCGCCCCTCGCTCACGAAGGGCGTTCCGACGATTGGACTCGTTGTTTTGGCGCGCCTTTCACTGGTACCGCCTGGCGGCATCAGCAGCTCGTTGCATCCGCCTGAATATCGCCCTTCGTCAGCGAAAGGGCGCGCGGCCATTACGCTGGGCGAGCTTGATCGCCAAAAGCGAAAGCGCCTCAGGGTCCTGAAGAAGCTTTTCGGTTGTCTCGCCGCTCCACTTATTGGAAGCCGCGTCTTCGTGCTTCCCAACTACCCGAGCGGGCCCTGCGAATGGCAGAGGTAACGGCTGCGCCTCGATCTGCTTCACTCGCTGCAACACATCTGCGAGAGTCGCCGCGAGCCTATCGAATCGTTTTTCCAACCCTCCCGAGCTACTTTTGGGGCCGTCACACTCAGCGCCAAGTTCAACGGAGGCGTTATACACGCTTTCCCCGCAATTTTGATTGGCCTCCCTGTCGCGAGCGCCGATTTTTGACAAGGCGGCGCCAGATCGGACGGCGCTTTTGCGAGAGCTCGCCGACATCGCCATGGGCTTCGACGGGTCAGTATCGCTTTGGAACGGCTCTACCGCTTGCTGGTTCGTCAATGCGCGCAGAATAACCGACACGCTGGCGACCAGATCACGCAATTTGCGCGGCGCGCTGGAGCCATCCCGGTCGCTTTCTTCCGAGACGATTTCTTTCTGAAGATCCTCCAACTCCTCAGCGAGACTGGTCAGTTGGACCAAAGCGTCGAGACCTTTACCGAAGCGGCGCAGTTCGCGGGTGCCGTCGGCTTTGATCATCTCGAACCTAGCCTGCGGCAAACAGGGCAAATCAACAAGCGATATCTCCCTAGGGTCGGCGGTATAGCGCGTCAGTCCATTTTCGTCGGTCCATCGGCGGACGTAGGCGCCTCCTTGCGAGAAGCCCGTGTAGACGCCCTCGGCGACCTTTGCCCACTCCGCATCATCGATCACTTTTGCACAAATCTCGATCTGTTTGTCCGCGTCGTTGAAATGGATATGCGTCACTTTGCCGGCGGCGACCGGTCCATGCATAGCTCGAAGATTGCCGAGGGATTTTCCGCCAGAAGATTTGGCGATCTCTTCGGACCATTTCTCATAGAGCGGCCTGGTCGAGGCGTAGTCACAAATTTCGCCAGCGCGATCCTCGACCTCTGCGGTCGCCAGGCCGTAGACAAGGCGCTGCACCGCGTCGACCTTGGTAATCGGTATAAACATTCGCAGCGAAGGCATGCGTGCTCCTTGGCTCTTGAAGAGATAAACAGAAGGCGAACGAAAAGGCTGATCCAGTCAGGACCGCATCGGCCGAAGCAGTTGTCCTAATACGCGGCGCTAGCGTTTTGCCACAGGCGGCACGACCCAATCTTTTTTAACAAATATCAGAGCACAACAACATCCTAATCCGGCAGCCGCACATAGCCGCCGGTCGTCAACGCCAACGGAAGATTCGCCGAGGCCTCGAGCAATGGCGGGCGCCCCAGCGCAGCGCGAGCCTCGTTGATTGTCAAAATTCCCTTTGACGTGAAATTTGAGAGAATCGTCTCCTGCGTCAGCGGATCGGTTTGATTGCCAGCGCTCCAGATGAATTCGAGATCCGGCGCATCGAATTCGCTCGCAAGAATGTCATCGATCAGGGACTTGGCCCAAGCCAAAATAGGCGCCAACCCCTCTTCTTCGGCGAGTTCCTTCTGGGTGTCGGCAGTGGCGCGGTTCATTGTCTGCGCCAATGCTTGCGGCGAGATCGAAAACGCGAAACAGACGATGCGCGCGAGCCACTCGTCGAACGGGCCTTTAAGTTCTGGCTCTTTAGTTTGGATGAATGTTTTGGCGACACCACCCGGAACAAACTTCGCTCGTCGGCGACGGCCGAGATCTCCGTCGAAATAGGCGTCCCAATATTTCTGGTATGAAGCGATTTGATCTGGGGTCCAGCTTTCTGGCACTCCGATCAGACTGTCGGGAATATTGCCTTCCGAGAAATAGTCGAGGAGATACATCTGACGGCGCAACGCGATATTGACCGTGGTGACGATCTGTTCAACAGGACTCATTCCGTAAACGCGATTGACGCGGAGATTACGTGGCCTATACAGCAGGTCACGCGCCGAATAGTCGATCGCGGGGTAGCCCTTGAGGATTTGCTGATAGGCTGGCGGGTAAACCAGCGTCCCATCTTGCATGTAGGGCTCTGGGGTTCGGCCGAACCCATCAATTATAGGCTTGATTGTAGCTCCATCGAGGGGCATCAGCGCCACCAGGCGCCCTGCTCGATCGCGGCGCATGTAGAGGGCCGGCGCATCGGTTACGAAAACCTCTTCAAGAATAATCCGCAACCAATCGGTGAAGCAATGCTGACCATCCGGGCGGTTGAAAAAACGCGTCATCGCCGCAATGCGCGCGGCGTTCGCGGGCAAGTTCATCGTCGTATCGCGCGCGCCAATTGACCACGACTGGCGCGAAGTCTGGTCCTTGCGCGTTTCAATGACTAGGCGGAGTAGGTCGTATCCGTCGGCAAGGCCACGCAATGTGGCAAAAGTGGTCGGTTCGAAGTTTCGGACGCTCGTCGATAGGTTATAGCCCGACGGGTAGTCCCATTGCCTTCCGGCGACCTCTGGCGGCGCCAGAGGGGCCAACAGCTCCAGCGGTCCAAACCATCCGCTATTCCCCGCGACAGACACATTGTCGAAACGGATATCGACCTGATACGGGCTCAGCGACCAACTTCTTGTTCCGGCGCTGCGATCGACCATGCTGCTTCCTTCGCGTTTTTACGATCTATGCGCAGCGCGTACTGCGTTGCATCACGCGCCGTTTCTGCTTTCCGCTTCGCGGCGGTAAAATTCTATGATGCCGGTTCCGTCGTCACGCGCAAAGAGATGCGTCAGAGCCCAGATGGCGGCATCGGCATGATCCGGGCTTCCGCCGCCGCTGTAGCCGGAGCTCGAGAAGGCGCAGAGCTGATCCTCGAGCTTGGCGAACCGGCCAGCGTGATGAACCTGACCTTGCGCATAGCGCACTGAGATTGGTTCAGCTCTCACTGCCTTGCCGCGGCTGGCAGTAACGAGACGAACGGGCACCTCCCGGTCCGCCGCCTGGATGGTAGCGCGAACCATTTCCCCGCCAAAGTTGCTTTCCGCGACTATACAGTCAGCCCGATACTGATGAAATGCAACAACGGCGCGCCTGCCCCATACGACCGGCGCATCGCGGCAAGACAGGTCATCCAGAATATAACCGTCGCCATCAACTCCCCTTGCGGCCACGATTATCCCGATCTCGTCGGAGCCAAGATCATCGCGTCCAGAAGCGCCCGAAGGATCTATCGCGACCACCACCGCTGCCCGCTTCTCGGTAGGAATTTCCTCGGCAAGGCAGCGATTTGCGTCAATCACTTCATATGTCCAGAGCGCGCCCTCAATTTCATCGACGTACACGCCTTCATAGAATCGTTTGCGCTGCTTCTCCGGAAGATTGCCGAGGCTCGCCAAAAACTCGGTCGACAGATTGGCTTTGTTATCCGGCGGATTTAGAAATGCGCGACAATAGTTGTGTGGATCTTTCAAAAGCTGTTTGGAAACAGGATCACGCTTTTCGCCGAACAGCTGGTTGGTCCAGTGAGCCTTTCCGACCGGATTGAGGTCGACATAGGCGCGCTGACCAATCCTCGGCGCACTTTGCGCGAGGCGTGTGAAGGCGATCAACGCCGACGAATAGGGGATTTGCGAAGCTTCGTTCAAGAAAACCGTTGAGTATTCAAGGCCTAAGATCTTCTCGACGCGCTCCTTGTCATCGAGCCCCCCTATCCAAACGCGGGAGCGGTTTGCGAGTTCGAAATATCCATCCTGGCGACGCTCCCGAAGAGATATGCCGGGAAAGCATTGACGCACCACTTTCGGCAGCGAATCGAGAGCGATGGAAGCGCGGGCCGCGTTCGCGTGAAAGCGCAATATAGCGTGGCGCGAGTTTTCAGCTTTGAGGGCTCGCGTAATGATCGCGCGGATGATCAGAAATGTCTTGCCCGAACGTGTTCCACCGGCAAGGCATGTGTAACGTTGCGGTCCCTCCAGCAAACGGCGAGCCGCTTCCTGGCCTGGGCTGAATGTCACCATGCATGGTCCCGTCTTCGATATTAAAATTACTGATAGGGAGCGTCCGGCTTTTTAA